TCTATTTGTGTTTTTTGATGTTTAATCTCATTCTCATTGCTCTTACGATTATAAGCATCATTTATCTTTTTTATTTTTGTTGTATCGTGTTCACCTTTTAAAAGGTCTTTTTTTCTTTGTAATAAATCTTGTTCAGTTTTTTCATACTTCTTATTTGCTACTGTTAAGTTGCCTATTGATTTACTTATGCCAAACATTTTACCAGCAACACCACTTAGATTACTGCCCCAGTCATTTGCAGATTCAGCTAGTGCAAGTTGTGTGTCGTAAGTTGTACCAAAAGTGTCATTTAATGTTGTCTGAAAGCTTATATCTTCTTGAATTGTTTTGTTTGATAATTGTTGAAGTGTAGCTATCTCTTTGACTAAGATGAGCTTTTGAGCGTGATATTCAACTGAGCTTTCATCTAATGCTCCTAGTTTTTCGCTTTCTTGGGAAATAATACCATTTTGAAAAGCTAGTTGCTCCCTTGTCGATAATTCTCTGCCTCCAAGCTCTATTCGTTGCATAATTTGCTTAATGCTATATTCTAAAGATTCTTTTTTTCTAGCATCTCGTTCGTCTTCTTTGTCTGCTTTGTTTGATAATTGTTGAAGTGTAGCTACTTCTTTCATAATTTTAAATTTTTGTTCTACATATCCTACCGAATTTTCATCTAGCTTAGATAGTTTTTCTGTCTCTCTTACTATTACACCATTTTGTATTTCTATCTTTTCCACGTTTGATAGTTCTCTACCACCTAATGCAATTCGTTGTGATATTTGGTCTATACTGTAATTTAAAAACTCTTTTCTTTCTTCATCTCTGATGGCTTGTTTTTTAGCTTGTTCTTCTTCTCTTTTATCTTCTGTTTTTTTTCTGTTTTGTAAGTTTGCAAGCTTTTCATCTAAAACACTTATATCTTTTTTAAGTTTATCTTTTGTTTTACTCTCGTCCATAGTAGATAACAATTTAGAGTAATCACTTATTAAAGATTTTACATATTTTATATCATTTGCAGTTGTGTTTAATCCCTTTTTCTTTAGATTTGATAATTTTATCGCTGCTTCTTTTTCTTTTAGTGCAGCGGTTTGCTTTGTATCACTTAATGCCTTCTTTCCACCTAATAATTTTATTGATGTTGTTAATATTATTGGTTTTTGTTTAGATATTTTTTTATTCAAGTCATCAACTAGCTTTACTTGCTTAGCATATTGCTCTTTTTTTATATCTAGCTGTTTTTTAAGTGCTTCTTTTAATGCCCCTTCTTTTGCATCAGTAGCCCACTTTTCTACATTTTTTACTGTTTTTTTAAATTCAATTAATTTATTAACTTCCTCCATATAATAAGTGCCTGCCTCAGCACTCAATCCAGTATATTTATTTTTCCAATCTTTTGTAGCTTCTTTTTGTGCCTTGCTAGTTTTTCTAGCAAAATTGTCTATCGCATAAGATAGTGCTTCATAAGCTGCAGTAGCAATGAGTACCCATTTATTAGCCTTTGAAAGTTTTTTAGATTGGATTGTTGCTAGTAGTGTTGCACGTGTTGCTTGGTCTGTTGCAAGTTTGTAAATTTTCACCGCTGCTGTAGTAAGCACCCAAGCGGCAGTTATTTCCCCTATTAACTTAGTTATATGAATTGCAGATGTACCAAAAGCTTGGGCATACTCAACAATTAAGTCTTTATTGTCTTGTAGCATCGGGTTAATTTCTTTTAACGTTTCTTTAATGTCTTTAAACAGAGGGGCTGTAGCTTCCATCTGTATATCTTCTATTGTTGAAGTAAGTTTAGATAACTGAATTGTCATTTGATCGAGTACAGGCAAGTCCGCTATTACCTCGAACTTCTTTTTGAACATTGCAGCTAAACCGCCAACCGTTGCAGAGGCTTCTCTTACAGCTTTGTTTGCTTCTGCTGGACCAGCAAACAGTAACTTTGCTAAACGACTATCCGCTCCTGCCGTACCATTCATTAAAGAGCGTACTTCCTCACTCATCATATCCATTGACATACCGACTGATGAGCCTAACAACGACATATTTTTAGTAAAATCTATAGTATTAGTACTTATCTCTTTAAAAGATTTACCCATCGCATTATTCTGTGCTAATGCACCGCCGATTGCTTCTTGATAAAAGCTTGTCATTTGTCCAAATGTTGCGGGTGTTTCTATGGCTTCTTTCTTAATTTGTGCTAAGATATCTTTTGTTTTTTCTTGTACAATTAATAACTTTTTAACACCTATAATCTCTTTATTATTACTGTCAATTAGCTTAGTTTTCGATGCGACTATTGCGGAAATACCTGCCTGATAATCTTCGAAGTTCTTGTTCAGATTGATACCTGTCATAACTGTTGCATCCATAGCTTTTTTAACTAAGTAAAAAGACACTACTAATGTTTCTAGTTGTCTAACATGATGGACTATACCCTTTATTAATGAGCGTTGTTGTTGTGAGTTTCTACGATATGAGTTTGTGAGTTTATTTGTGGCTTTTGCAGTTTCATTTATGCCACGGATTGCATCATCCGCCATTTTATTAAAGGCTTCTTGTGTTTGTTTAGCTGTTTGTTTAACTTCGCTAAGGTCTTTTTCTAATATGTTTAATGTTTTTGTATTTGCATCAATCTGAAATTTTAGAGTCAGCTTTTTCTGTGACATAATAGTTCTCCACTCGTTTTATTAATTTCAATAGACTTATTTTGTCAACGTTGTGTTTTTTTGCGAATAACATTACAATTTTGGTGTCTATCCCATTCATTCCACCGCTAGAATGAACAAATACATCGTATAAGAAATTATCTACTTCATCTTTTAGTAGATAAATCTTATCACCTAGTTTCTTCTCTAAAAAGTCTAAGTCTTCTGATGTTCTATCTTTAAAAGAGGGTGCATGAATCGTAAAAAGGGCGACACCTCTTACTTTTTTGACATTTCATTGTTATATTGGCTTTCAATCTCTGTCATAATTATTTGATAGCCATTATGTAATGTCTCAACAATAGCTTCTAAATCAGTGGTATCACCAGTTAGTTTTACTTTAAACTCTTGTTTTGCAATTTCATCAAGTATCACATCTTGATTGTTAAATTTTTCATACTCTTTAATCTTTGTACTAGCCTCGATTATCTCTTCTGGTGTTGATTTCTCATCACTTATAATCTTACTAATCTCTTGGATTTCAGATAATTTGCTTTGCCATTCTTCTGTTTTTACTTTTCTAAATGCTGAGAGCTTTTTATAATCTGCTTGACTGAGGAGTTTTCTACCAATATTGAATGTTTCAATTGTATCTGTTGAAGTTTCAATTTCGATTTTTATGTAAGTTGTTAGTTTTAACATGCTACACCTTTTTTTTTTAATAAAATAAGTATAGCAGTTAATACCTTTTCTACCCTTTAAGAGTAGAATTGGATAGAAATATTATCGTCTCCAGATGTTTCTCTACAGTCTAAAGTGCGTGTAACTTCTAAAAGCCCTGTATTATTAGATGCACTATTAGAAGTAACTACTGCATTTGGAATAGTGATTAAGCCTTTTCTTACTCCAGCTCTTGTGATAAGGGGGATAGTAATTGCAAAAGTTGTGTTGTTTTTAATGTCATTAAAGCTTGCTTCAAAGTCTTTAGTCAATTTTACAGTTAATGTAATTTGTGGGGCAAACCCTGTAATTTGTCTTGCCTTACCAAGCATACACTCGTCTTCGTGTGTTTTTGCACCAAGGACGATACTTACATCTTTAGTACAAGCATCAACACCGTTGATTGTCATAGGGTCTGCTTCACCAATATAAAGAACACCTGTATCAAGGTTTAATACTTTAGCAGGGATAGTATTATCTGATGCTCCAGTGGCAATCTCAACTACATCACCATTTTGTGTAGATGTAAAAGAAAAATCAAACATTACATGATCATTTGAAGGGCAGTTGATAGTTAAATCGCTTAAAGCATCTTTATATTGTGTTGTATGTCGTTGAGAAACTGCATTTAAACTCAATACTTTACTTGAGCCTAATCCAAGTACATATTCAAACCCTGCCGCTGGCGTAGTAATTGCCGATACCTCTAACCCAGCCGATTGTAACAATGCTTCCCATGAACTACCAGTTGCTTGTGCTACTGGCACAGGTTGAGATAATGAGAAGCTAGCCTTAGGATTACTAGGGTCTGTTACAACATTATATTGACTTGCTGAATTTGCACTCATTGGGTCTATTGTTTTACTCTTAAATTCTGGCGATGCCATAGTAGCATCTGTTTGTAGGAATAAATCCATTGTTCCATCGCTGAGCGGTGCAGAATAAGTACCTTTAGCCGCTTGTACTTTTACAGCAGCACCCCATATATACCTTTGAAAATCAGCCATTATTTAGCTCCTTTTGGTGTTTTATTTTCTTTCACTTCCATCCATGCACCAGTTTTACATAACTTAGCTCCGAATTCAGGTGAAACAACTAATTCTACCTTTGTCTTGTTATTAAAAATGTTCATTTTAATTACATCCTTTTTCTACTGTTAAAAAAATAATTGTTTTATCAATCTGAGCCGCATCTGATGCAAAATCAGTCTTTGCATGTTTAAAAGTAGCAAATCTATTAGATTCAACTTCAAAGTACAGAATATGATTTAATAGTTCTCTTGTCATTGCATCTTCTTGTATCATTGCAGCAAATATATCAATTGTGTTAAATCTATTTGAAATATCAGGCTCTATACTATGTAAAAAAACTAAAGACTCTAAACCCTTATCTTTAAATCGTTGAGATATTGCATCTTTAATAACTTGCATACTACATTTCCTTAAACATTATTAATTTTTCTTCATCTTGATTCCCATATGACTGCGAACTTAAAACAGTCAAAGGATAACCATTGTTAAAATATAAACTAGACATTAAATCACCACTTGAAATACCCAATAAAGAGGTGGCTAAACCTCTAAAAACTACGTTACCAGTTTCATCAAGTGGAAAAGACTCATCTTTCATTAAAAGTATTGTGTTTCCATTATATGTAAATTGGATACCACAAATCAAATAAGCACTTTTTAAATGTGTAGATATATCAACCACTACTAAACCTTTTTAGCAAAACCCAAATTATGTAACGTTGCATAATCATCCTTTGACATCGTAATGATGTCATTTGGTTGATTATCACCATAAACACATTTCAAACGAACTTTTAGTAAATCCGAAGTAGCAGATACAGATTCCTCTGTAGCCTTTTCTTTTTTTGCTCTAGCCATAATTAAAGAACTTTAAGGCTATAAAAACCATTTGTATTTAGCAATACTGGAAGGGGGGCTGATTTATAAACACGAGTAACACTAACAGGGTTTTCTTCTGTTATTACAAGTGGTAAAAATTCAGTAGCTTCCCATGAGATACCACCATTTCCTAAAGTTGGAACACCGCCAAATAGCTGCCCACCAACTGATGAACTTCCAAATACAACAAAATTAGGTGTCATATATGGTGTTTTTGTAGTACCAACAAGGTAACTATCAAGTTCCATATAAACATCTAAAGGTCTATCTGCAAGGCGTCCAACTTTTACAAGTTTTGTACCAGCATCAACTGTAATATTCTCACTTGCGATGAAGTTACGTTTTGTTCCTGTAGTAATATTGTCAACTGTAAGAACTTCTGCATGAGCCTTAAAAGCATTATATGCTGTTTCTGACATTACACACGCTTCTGGTGTAACAAGCATACTATCATATACAGAAGTAAGCTTTGCTACTGGGTCACTGTCTACATTACTCCATAATGAAGTTCCAGTTAGTACTTCTTTGTTTCCTGCTGGCATATTAAAATCTATATCAACAATTCCATTTTGTCCATAAACAATTTTACCTGTTGTGATTGCTTCATACATTGCTTTTTTAACTGCACGGAGTCCACGATTTCTAAGAAGGTTGAATCCTTCTAATTCTGACGTTAACTGTGCTGTATCTGTACCACCTGCACTATTTCCATATTTGTCGAATCCAAAAGATTTCTGTTTTGTGTTCTCAGCGGTAATATCAGTTGCTTCATTAATGTTTAAAGGATCAAGTGTGATAGTATCAAAACCATCTTTTTTAACTACTTTCGCTTGTGACGAAAAAGAGTTATACCCTGCAGATTGTCCATTTACTGTGGCTACATCAAATTCAACTTTTACACCGTTGAAAAATTGTCTAGTACCGCCAAAAAATAAACCACCGATTTCCATTGGAACTGGTCTAAGTGTCGCGATTGCTGGGATTAACTCTGTTTTTAATTCTACTGCCATCTAATATTCCTTATGCTTCATCAACTAAAATGATACCAATTGAACGAGCTTGTTCTTGGTGTTCACTTTGTGTACCTGTTCCGAAATTAATCTCAGAGCCAACTAAATTACCTGTGTAAAACATTTTACCGACAACATCACCAGCCGATGCGTCTACATCTTCTGCCATTACACCATAAAGTATTTTTGTTGTTGTGAGTTGAATAACCTTGCCACTTACTAACTCTACTGCATCACCTCTTGATAATGATGAGCCTGATGTAACTGTTACTTCTTTTAAAATTATTTCATCTGATGCTACTAAGTTATCAGATTTATATGATTGAATTGCCATTTTACTTTACTCCATTTGTTCTTGAATTAATACCTTCTGCTATTTTCATAGCTTGTGATATTTTATCTGCTTTTACAGCTTCTTGTTTAGCTTTCTCATCTAATGAGTCACCATCTATATTTTGCACATTTTCTAAATCAGCTTTTACTTCTTTTTCTAATGCTTCACGAGCTTCTAAATCTTTAGCTTGTGCAGTATCAAATAAAAATGCTTTAACCTCAGTTAATGACTTGCCATCAGCAACCATTTGTGTAATCGTTTCATCAACTAGCATATTTGCTGGAATATTTGCCATAATCTCAGATACTCTTTTTCTGTCTGTAGCTAATGCTTCTTTTACTTCTTTTTCCATATTTACATTCTCCTGTTTTGAATTTACTTGTGGACTAATCATAGCAACTAGTCGTTCATCATTGATTTCATTTTCATAAGCATCATTTGATTTACTCATAACTGCCTTAAAATCTTCCTTAGCTAATGCTACTGCCGACTCTTTAGTTAATGCTTCTTCGGCATCATCTAGTTCTGCACCTATAATATTGTCTGCAAAACCCATAGACTTAATTTCATCACCGAATAACCATGTTTCAGCATCCATTAATGTTTTAATCTCCTCTATAGATTTACCCGTTTGCTTGCTGTATGCTTTAGCAGATATATTTGATAGATTCTCTAAGATATCTGCATTTTTTCTCATCTCGTTATGATCGCCACCAATGAAGTTCCAAGCGTTATGAATCATAAATACTGAATTGTCATTTGCTTCAATTATATCACCTACGGTGCTTATATATGTTGCCATTGATGCACATAGTGCGCCTATTCGAACAGTAACCTGTGCATTATTTTCTTTTTTATAATCGCGAATTGCATTAAATATTGATAATCCGTGAAATACACTGCCCCCAGAACTGTCAATTTCTACAACCATATCATCACCATTCATTACTGATAATTCATTCTTTACACTATTAATTGAGACATCCCAACCTATAGTTCCATTAATTTTTAAAGTAGCCATTACACCAAACCTCCATTTTGTATTTTATCTTGTAGAATTTCTATTGCATCTTTGTATGATGCATTTTCTTCTCCTAAAAGAGAGATATTATTGCTAAAATCTCCACCATTTAATTTAATTGTTTCTTCTGTTCTAGTAGAGAAACCATTTTTAACCATTTTTTCTGATGCTGTAACTTCTGCTACTGGGTTGAGTAAACCTTGTGAGCTACCTACCCATTGAGAGCCACACCATGCTTTTCTCGCGAAGTAATCAGTCGTAAAGCCATCTGCTTTTATGCGACCTGCTAATATCTCATCTAGTAGCCACGTTTCATAAGTAGGCTGTAAGAATGAAGATACCAATACATGTCTCAATCGCTTCATAAATTTCCACATCTCTAGTAATGCACCACGAGATGCACTATAAGAAGACACGAACTTTTTAACAAGTACTTCTGATGGTATTTGTGTTCCAGCTGCAATCTCATCTAAAACAGCATTCATGAACGGTGTAAATGTATCACTCTTTTTCCGAGGGTCGAACATTTGCATATCTTCCCCCTCAGCTAAACGAACGACCGTACCATTACCTAGCTTGTACTCATTGAAGTTTGTGTCATAGCGACCATCTAGTGAGCCGTCTTCCTCATCTTCTTCAAATCCTCCAGTTGTCTTAATAAAAGCTACTAGCATTGAACTTGTAATGACACTTGTTAACTCTGCTTCTGTCATTCTTTTTAACTGCAATAAGTTCTCTACAATAGGGGCTAAAAATCCTACACCTCTTCTTTGCCCTGCTCGTCTAGTATCCATTAAATGGGCTATATTTTGTCTTATACCTGTATAAGCTTTTATATCTACTGTTTCTAAGTTAAATGACATTATCCCTCTAGGGTGGTGCTTATAAAAAGTGTATTTTTCTATACCATTCTTGTTGAATGTTACTCCTCCCGCAGTTTTGTTATTTGCTAAATTCATCGGATTATTGTAGAGTTGAACACCTTCTAAAAGCTTAATAGCCATTGTATAAGGTACTCCAGTTCTGTTAACCCTAGCAAATACAGCTAAAGAGTCACCATCTACTAACATTGTTGTAAGTGCTTGATATTGAAGCTGTGTTAAATCACTTAATCTATAATAATCTACATCTTTGCTTTTCGCCCAAGTGTTAAATCGTCTTTTAACGTCTGATTGCCATTTACTAGCAATTTTACTAGATATATTTAAAAAGTTAGCATCTATCGTAGGAATGATATGCAAGCCTGTGCCAACTGTTGTATTAACCGCTGTATCTACAATACCTCTACCAAACCCACTATTATTATATAAATACCATTGACGATTAGCAAGTGTGCCTAACTCTTTTATAGCAGAGTCTGCATCACCTTGCTGTGTTGTGAAAGCCCTAAATGCAGGTCTTTCATTACTACTTGACTCATAATTACCCATCAAATACCACCTGCATAGTTCTTGAAAATTTCTTACCTGCTACCCTTTTCTCAGCACGAATTAAGCGACCTTCGTACATCTTTAAGGTTTTTGATACAGCACCTAGGTCTGCAAATGTAAATTGCTTATCACCTATGCGAAATTCTTGTTGTTTTGCAATAGTATCTTCACAGCTACTCCATAAGGTTACTTTATCTTGTAATTGAGAAACTGTCATTAAAAGCCTTTCTATAATTTTGACATAAGTATAGATTTATTTTAGTTTAAGTACAAATTTAGTATCATTAGTAATACTATTTAAAGAGTAATAAAGGTTTACTATGAAGAAACAAGATAGAAAAGCTATAATGCTAGATACTAAGTTTGTAAAGAAATTAAAACACTTCTCGGCAGATTTAGGTGTACCAATGACTAAGATTGTTAAACAGTTACTTAATGAGTCGATGGGTAGGTATTATAAAGAAACTTAATTCCAAACATCTACACCTTTGCTTAAAGTGCCTGTTTTAATCCTTTTTTTAATTACTTTTGAAACATCACTGATTAGCCCGTACTGCTCACTTTTTTGTGCAATTCTATCAACATTCACACCTTTTGCCCTAAGTATTCTATATGCTGCATAACTATATCCTAATGTATCAAGCATTTCATTTCTTATATTGCTCCGTTTTTTTACCCATCTTCCTGTTTTATCTCGTTTCTCTGATAGTAATTGATTAAAGTAATCATTATCAAATATCTCTTCATCAGGAAAGTGTATATAATTTGCTCCACCTTGTTGTTGTGTCATTGTTATTCCGGCATACATCTTATCTTTAATGCTTTTTACACCTAAATAATAAAATGGTGTTGTATGCTTTACTTTTTTTGTTTTTGTTGATGCTTTATAGGCTGGAATTTTATGTTTAATAACATCCGCATTTAAACTAGGTGCGCCAATAATAGGATAAATTCTTCTTGATGCCTTTGTTTTACAAAACTCATCAACTGCAATGGTATTATGACCACCCCTATCTATGGTCGTACAACTGATTTTCATATATCCGTTTATGTGTTCGTATGTTTTATTCGCAAGAAAATTATCTAACTCATCCCATATTTCTAAACCATTTACATCACCCATAATCACACCTTTTGAAACAAGCCATCCCTCTTCGTGCAATCCCCATCCAGTAATAGTATATTCTAATCTGTTTGGCTGTGTATCTATTCCACAAGTTAATACGACTACCTGAAAAGGCACTTCATAATCTCCGTAATCCTCTTTTTTATCCATAAGTGTATTAACCGTTACATTGTCAAATTTCTCTTCGTATGGTGTACCTAAAACAGTATTTATAAATGGTTGTAATTTTGTTTTGTTTTTTTCTGCTTCTATCCAATCTTTAACTATTTGTATCCATGTACTACCTGCACTATAACTATATGCCGACCATACAAAAAAGCTTGTATGTCCGTGAAAAGGTTTTTTAGCTACCCATTTACCTTTTTTATCCATTACTATATGATGCTCTTGTGTTATTAGTTTTCCGCACTCTATGTTTTGGCATATGAAACCAACACTATCATGGAGTAATAGTAAATTGTCATCGAGTCCCCATGATAAGTTTTCAAATTCTAAAGGCTGTTTAAAATCACAGAAGGGGCAAGGTAAATGTCTATATCTTTGATCACCTTGTTCAAACTCACTTTCTATTTTAGAATAACCCTTTAGCTTAGGAGTTGAGCCTAAGATTATTTTTCTATCATGAAAATCATTTGTCCTTTTTTTACCTAAAGCTATTTGATCCCCTTCTTCTCCTGCTGATAATTCCCAAGCATCTATTTCATCACCTATAAATACTCTTACCGTTCTTCTTCTAAACCCTTTAGGGGAGAAAGCCCCTATTAATTCTAATGCTCCTCCTGCATAAGTTTTTTTAACTGTCTTATCTCTCTTTACTTTCCCGAGTCTTGTTTTTGCATAAACTCTTTCAGATACGAGTTGGTTATCTCTTATCATTGGCTCAATTTCATCAGATGCAACACCAAATGCCTCTTCTTCGCTAGGGTTAGCAAATAAGATACTGCATGGGTTTTGTGCAATAAAGTAGGCTATCGCCATATTTAGCATTTTGTTATATCCAATTCTAGCGGCTTTTTGAAATGTGACCTGTTGCGTTGTGTCATTTGTCATTTCGTCTATCATTTCTATCTGATATGGGTATAAATGAACTTTGCCTGCTTGTGCGGATGACTCAGGGGATAGGTAAAAATTTTTATTGACCCAATCACTGCCTGATATTTTAGGCTTTGGTTTTGCTGACCTCATCATGGCTTTTTTAAGCGTTTTTCTTTGAGATACCCATATATTACTCATCTTCGTCCTCATCATTAAACCCTTTTTTATTAAACTCATCAAATGATTCATCTATTAATTCATGTAATCTATCCAGCTCTTCTTTTGATATTTTAGGGTAAAGTGACTTTAATTTTTGTGGGATATTATACATTTTTGTTTTAAAGTTTATAACTCCCGTTTCTATAACCTCTAAAGCTTCATCTATAGGGATAACTGCACCTACATCTTTAAGGTATTGAGTCTTAACTTTTCTCCCTGACCAGAATTCTTTTTCTATTTTTATTCGATCCATAGGCATATCAACATCTTGTAATATTTCATGAAGGGCTAAATCATCATCATTTAATATTGATGTATCTATATCTTTCTTATTGTCTTTTATGAGTCCAAAATATTTAGCTATCTCATGAGGGTCATAAAAGTATTTAGTCTTATTCCCAAATACGGCTGAGTACATAGGTAGCTTCCTATCCTCTGCTTGTATTTGAACGAGGTTTAAACTCTTTTTAAAATCATACTTTTGTACCAATATTTTATGAACTGCTGTAAGCCCTATTAACTCTGTCAAAATTTAACTCCTGCTTTTTTAAGAATATATTTAAGATTATGTGCATATCTATTCGCTATTGCTTCACCATGAGATTCATTCCAAGCATCATTTACAAAGTCTTCAATCTGCTTGACTTGTGTATTTCTTAGTATGTTCCCTGTGTCGTTATACATCATCGTTGGTGATAGTGTTCGCAACTCTCTTAGTTTACCTTTCTCACGGATAAATATACCTCTGTGACCATTTTTCATAGTAAGCCTTAGGATAGCCCACTCTTTACCTTTTGTTATTCCTTTTGCTTTTAACCTTGTAGCTCGCTTTGTTTTAACAACTTTAATACTTGCAGATTTTCTTTTTTCTTTTGATTTATCATTTTTAAAAGCTTCTATATTTTTAAACTGTGTATCGAATAAAGATAGTGGCAGTGTCCTAGAAGAAAAATTTACATAAATAATATTTGACTTTGAAGATGCTTTTACCATATTTATAGTTCCAACCTTATTGGTACCTGCTTTTTCAATATCCCATATTGGAGTGCTTCTTCCTCTTCTTTTATATTTTATCCCGTAGCTTTTAGATAGTGCTTTTACTCCAAGGTTAATCGCCTTAAAGGCGACTTCGTTTGCTGTAATTCTGAATGCTTCCTGATTAAGTTTAGGGTCAAGAGAACTCATTAAGTTGTCAATATCTTTAGTGTCAAGTCTGAAGTTTTTCATTTTGTATTATATCATTTTAAGATATTTTGGCAAAATAATAAAACCTCGAAAACCCTAATGGATAATAATTATCGTTTACATTATAAAAATGAAAAGTCGATTTCTTGCGGGATGCTAACGACTCCCGTTAATTTATGTTGCTAGAAGTACCTACCTATTATAGGGCTTTGCAGGGGGTTGCCTGCCAAAAAGCACTATAAAAATCTATCTATGAGACTTATAAACCGCTTAAAAATCACCAAGTTACTCACACTTTATTCCTATTTATTCACATTTCACTAAATTATTCACGTTTATATTCACATTAAGATTATGTAGTTATGTCAAGTGGGCTTTAATATATCTGTATATATTAGTACTTATTGCTAATCTAGTGAGAAGTACTGGAAGT